CTGGCCTCGTCGTATTCATTGTAGGTTCTTACCTGCCAGTAAATGTTTCCAGCCGGGAATGTTCCACCGGGTGCATCATAATAAGTGTTTGATGTGGTCTGGGATATTGTTGTCCAATTCTGTTGGTTTTTGCTCCATTGCAAATCAAACTTCTTCTGTACCCCTCCGACGGAGCTGTTGTAGTCCCATTCAAAACGGATGGTGGCGAAAACGTCTTTGTAGTCTCCAACAGGGTTTCTTGGTGTAGGCTCGTCCGGCGGTACATCTTCATAAACAATTTCAATGTATGGTGGATTTGTATTCTCCCTGGAATGAAAAGCTATAGTCGCCCCATACAAGGCTATCACATATGGTGGTATCCTATATGTAGCAAGTTCAAAATCTTGATAATCACCGCTTGCAATCCATTCATTACTGATTCTAGCCAAAGTAATGCCACCAAATGCAGAGGGAGTTGCATTTTTGAATTTATTGACAGTTATTTCATCTTCCCAATTTTCCCATATTTCTGGACTACAATCACTATCTGGTATCGTGATACAAAAATTCCTATAATCAAGCGCATCAAGTGGTTCTGTTAGGTATAAATAGAGTTTTGCACTTATTATTCTTTTTCTTTCCGGAATATTAGCTTGTGCAAATTTCATAAAAATTATATTCCAAAGAACATCAGCAGAATTCAATCTTAAAATATTAGAATCGCCATAATTCGTATTTGGGGTACTATCATCAATATATGTATCTGCAATACATTGTGCGGTTACTGTATGTTGCGCCATTATACGGTCACCAACCTTCCTGCCCTGCTCATCTGTTCGGCCTCTCTGGCTACCTTGATGAGCTTCTGGACGTCGCTAATTTCGTCCATTTTGACTTGGAATATGAAGGTATTGCCTGTTCCACGCCTTGCCTCTTCGGCCGTCAGCACCCGCTCCCCGCGGTGGAGCCTGGCGATATATCCATCAAACGGCACATAGTCAAGCCCATCCGCATGGCTGCCGTGGACATAGGCGTATTGGGGCGTCCTTTGAGCGCTGTATACAGAGGACTGCACCTGGCCAACGCTCTGGCCGATGTTTGCCATGGTCTTGTTCAGCTCGTTGCCCTTACCGATGATGACGGCTATAACGGTCGCCAAGGCGATGAGTGCGGCCACAACACCAAGGACAATAGCGGTGGTCTTGAAAGTCATAACATTAAACGAACCGAATAGGTCCGTTACGTTTTTTATGGCTTTTACCACCGTCACGGCAACGACAGCGATACTGCCGATGATAGCTACAGTTGCAATTATCTTCGGGTCAATCTTGTTGAGGGTTTCAAACAAGGCGGTCAGCACGGGTAACATTACCATGGCGATGCTTTGTTTGAAGGCTTGTGTCTGATTTTTAAACCTCTGCATAGCATCGTCCAAAGCGCCGAACCTTTGCAGGGTATTCTCATCCATGACATACCCCATGCGCTCGGCCTCGTCGCCCAGCTCTTTAAGCGCGCTACTACCTGCCTCTATAAGCGGGTTCAGCTCACGAGCAGAACGTCCGAAAATCTGCATGGCCAGTGCGTCACGCTCGGTTTCATTCCGGACCTTACCGAGAGCATCAATGACCTCGTAGAACATTTGCTCTGAATTTTTGAGTTGGCCGTTGCTGTCAGTTACCCGCAAATGGAGTTTGCGAAATGCCTCGGCGGCATCTCCTGTCCCTTTTCTGGCATTTTCCATATTCCGAATCATCTTCGTCATGCTACCAGTGATTGTTTCGGTCGATACATCCAGAAGTTCGGAGGCATAGTTCATTTTTTGGATTGTGTCGGTGGCAAGACCGGACGTGGATGCAAGTGTCAGGATCTCATCGGCCGCTTTCGCGGTCTCCACTGTCGCATCTGCAAAGCCTTTGACAAGGCCAGCAACAGCACCAACAAGGGCGAGAGTGGATACTTTTGTGCCATCCAGCGCCTTGATGGCTTTGTCGGCGCCGGCGGGGAGGTTAATGCCGAGCTTGTCTGCCAGGTCAGCAATGATACCGCCGATGCCTCGGGATTTGTCAGCCACTTCATCCTCGGCGAGACCGAACTTCTCCATGTCCTTTTGCGCCTGTTGGAGAGCTTCGGAATTCTTTTGAATTTCTTTTTCTGTCTGAATCAGCTCGGCCTCGGCAAGGTTCAGGCTTTGCTGCCATTTCAGGGTCTTGGTGTCGGTTTCGCCGTATTGAACCTTGGCATTTTCCAGGGCCTTGCGGAGGGTTTCAACCTTCTCGCGCTGCTGGTCGAGTTTTTTCTGCAAGGCCTCGTTTTTAGCAGTTAACCCGGCAACAGAATCAGCATTTTCTGAATACCTTGCTGTAACCAGCTTCAGTTCGGAGGCCGTCGTTTTTAAGCCAGTATTTATCTGTGAAAGGGCTTGCCGGAATTCCCTTTCTCCAGCAAGCTCTACGCGTGCACCTATGTTATTTGCCATTTACATCACGTCCTCAGGGATGATATCATCGGGGCTGGAATATCGCTTTTCAAACCCCATTAGGTATTTGTACTCCTGGAAGAGTTCCAGGAGCTCCCGGAGAGTTTTTTGCCATACTGCTTTTTCCGGAAAACCGAGTATGGTTACACCTATTACAACAAGCTGCGCAAAGTTTATTTCTGGATTTTCTTCGCCATCTCCAAACTCTGCGCAGCAATCAAGTTTTTTTCGAGTTCCTCAACTTCTTGCACCTTGTCCTGCGGAAGTCCACTCAACAGTGCTTCCCTAACCTTTTCCTGGAACTCATTGATCTTTGCTATGCTGTCAAGCATTCTGCCAAGTTCCTTTTCGGTGATGTACTCTCTTTTCTGTTCGTGTTCCTCATTCCAAATCTCGGCGGCCTCGTTCCACATAAGGACACCGAGTTCTTTTGCTGCTCGTATATTGCTGAACGCATTCAGGATGTCATCCATCTTGCTGTATTTTTCAAGGCATTTTTCAAGAACGTTGAGATTGAATATCAATTCCCCTTCAAGGGGTATCTCTGCGTCGCCTTTTGTTTTATAGAGAGTTATTTTCACTCCATATCTTGGCATAGCAAAAAGGGCAGGTTCTACCCTGCCCCGTCACCTCCTCATAATGATTTATTCCTGTGAATATGTAACTTCCACCGTATATGTTGCCGATACGGTTTTGTATGTCACCGTGATAGTAATAATATTTTTGCCTTGTGAAAATGTTACTGAGTCTCCGTTGTCGACTGATGTATCTCCTACTTTGATTACAATAGTTGCTCCGGTCTTTTCCGCTACCGCTGAAATGGTTGCAGTCGCTGTCGATGTTGATGTTGTGTATGCCTTTACCGCTCCGTCAAACTCAGGCGACAAAACAAGACTTCCTATTTTCAAGGATGTCAAATGCGCATCTTCCGGCTTTGGTACATTCAAATGTTTTCGCAACCAATCAACAGCAGTATCAAGAGATGTCACTGTGATCTCACGTTTCCATTTTCCGTCTATTCGGCGCATGATTTTCCCCTCAATCGCCGGGGTCTGCCATGTAATATTTTCACCTTTCGTTTCTGCTGT